CCAACTCCGCCACCCATCTTCTCAACTTCACGGCGAGACTTGTAATACGATTCGGCTTCCGATGATGCCTGAATCAGCACTGGAACAATGTTGAACTTGCACCAACCGCTAGGGGCGCAAGTAGTTGCAACCCAATCACACGCACCGTTGTCATCGCAGGCAACGCAGTTTGCACAGGTTCCACCAGTGGCAACGTATGGCGATACGTCGGTGTATGCGGCGTCTGTCGTGGGGATACGGCCTAGTTCCTCAACAAGGTCGTCAAGGCTTTCAGCAAGTTCAACCTGCCACGGGTCAAGCCCGTCACGCCAGTTTTCCCCAAGGATTTCACTGTCGCTACTGCTCGAGGACGATGAACTGGATGAAGATGACGAACTGGAGGAACTTGACGACGACGAACTACTGCTGGAACTAGACGATGAACTGTCGTCCTCAACGCCCTGCTGAACCGCTTGCAAGATAGCGGCAACCGTATTCGGGTCAAGGTTTACTTGAACCGCACCGTCGGTGGTGGAATCATCATCGGAATCATCATCAATTTCGGTAGTTTGGATTGCATCTGGGTCTACGGGGGCGGTAGCAAAGGTGAACGGGAAGCCAATCGCCTTATCTAAAGGCTCGCACATGGCCTTTTCCACCACGGAACCGCAGATCAAACACGGGTTTACGCCGTCAAATTCGTTGTGGCTTTTGGCAAAAGGGTGTGCAACTGAGGCAAGTCCCTTAGCGATGTTGCGACCGATCAGCCGACGCTCTGCGTTCAGACTCATACCGTCACTACCAAAAACCCTACCCGCAAGGCGCTTCCAAATCTTTCCCTCGTCACGCTTGACAACGTTTGGGACAAGAACCAAAGAAGTGTCGCCATTGTCGCCTGAAACCGCCAAAAGGTCTGCTGTTTCGTAGCCCTCAACCAAAAGGTCGGCAGCACCCTCCCGCACGTCGGCAGAAACTGACTTGTTCGTGACGATTTCAGTAAGAGAAACCTCCGGCACGATGTCAAGGATGTTCATAGGTTCCACGGGCAATGCTCCTTGCGCTTTGTTGTAAATGCTACCCTAGAGATGCTGATTTGGATTTATCAACGTCCACGAGGTTGTGGGCGTGGTGCAGGTGCAGCCGTGCTTGCCTTCAGCACGGGGCGTCCCTTTCGCTTTGAGGCTTTGACTTTACGAATACGAATGGTCACGAGGTAGAACCTTGGTTGTTCGTTAGCGGGCCGTTCTGTCCGGTGGTTGGCTTAGTCTTTCCCTTGCCAGACGGGGGCGCTTGACCCGTGTATCCGGCTGAGGTGATGTTTGTTTGCAGTCCTGATCCGCCCGATTGGTCGCTTAGGCCGCCCTGTGGGTTCTTGACCGCCGTGGAAGTGGTGTTCGGTTGTGTTCCGCCACCCGTAGCGTCGTTGTTTGCCCCGACAAATGCCTTGCTTGGGTCTGCCATTGCGGGGTCTGGTTGGATTTGGTTTCCACCATAACGAGTGTTCTTTGCCATACCGTTTTCCTCTGGCTGGAACGGTGGCATACCCGCAAGTTCCCGTAGATACTCTTCCAAGTTGTTGTCCGGCGTGAGCAACTGTGCTGAAGTCAGGTTGGACAAGAAGCCACCCAACTCGTTCAGGTCTACGGCGTTGACCTGCCCATACGTCAAGGTGGGGCAACGGCTCGTGTCGTATCCGTTCAGCGCCATAAGACGTGGGATAGCGTGGCTGTTGAACACTTCGGCAATCAGGCGAATCCAAGATTCCACCGCTGCCATGAACAAGTCCACTTTGGAAGCGCCCAAAGCAAACGAACCGACGCTTTCGTGACCGAGCATAATAAAGTCAGCAAGGCACGTCATAGCAATTTGGTTGTTGTAGCGGGTAATAATCTGATCGGTGTTGAACTGTCGTGCGCCGCCGGAGTTCAGCAACTTAAAGTCGACCAACTGCTTGCCGTTTTCATCAAACAGCATAGGCAAAATGATGCCTTCGGTTTGGTTTCGCTTTACGCCCCGCACGATTTGTTCCATAGCGTTGTAAGACGCTCTTTCAGCAGGGGTAGCGTTGGCGCTCATCCATTCGGCAGGAACGTAACCAACGGGCAATCCAGCCAAGTCTCTTTCCACCCCAACGGCTTCGAACTCCTCAATACGCCGCTTGTAGTACCAAGACTTGAACGAGTTGCGAAGGATTGAACGGCCTTCGGGGTTGCCTCGTGCTGAAGTTGTGCGGAACAGAAGTGACTTCTCAATAGGGATAACGTTCAGGCGACCGGTCGTGGGGTCACGCTGGATCATGGCCTTGATTCCACCACTCTCGTCAAACTGCCACTGCCACAGGGAGTCCTGTGACCGCATAACGATTTTCCGCCAACCAACGCCGTTATCGCTGTGCTTTGAGCGCATCGAAGGGTCTTTTTGGTCTGGCCCTTTTCGCTGTTTGTAGACGATTTCGAAGTATGACCAGCCATAGGTCAAGAACGAACAAATGGCGATCATCAACTCGTGCCACGAGTGACTCATATCGTCCATGCACTCTTGGACAAAGATTGCTGATAGCAAATCGTTTTCCAAAGGCGTTTCACCAGTGGGGTCGTGATAGGGGTCTACACGCCAGTCCACCTGCAAAATCACACGCTCAATGGCAAACAGAATCGCACCGATAATCGGGTCGTTTTCAGCCATGTCACGGTAAGCCGTGAGGGCTTGTCGGCCTCGAAGTTGGGGCAGAATGTCGTCAATGACGAATCCACCGGTACGCCAAAGTCCGGTCGCACCAAGTTCGCTGAAGTTATCTACCTGTGGCAGTGGGTCTTTATCGGGCATCCCTACTCCGTGAGTCGATGAACTTGCTGGCCTCTACTAGGCTACTACCGGATTTCACCATTGCCACAATGCGCCGACGCTGGCTAAGTGAATGACCGCCCCAAATGCCAAACTGCTCATCAATGCCGGTTTCCAAACAATCATACCGGACAGGGCAAATAAGGCAGAATCTTCGAGCGGGGATTAGGTGACGCCCGCCCGGCGTTTCACTACGCTCGGGATAGAACAGGTCTAGGTTTTTCGTCGTAGGCACGTCACGACACGCCGCTTGGTCTGTCCACTCCGGCCTTTTCATAGCCGTATAGAGGTCAAAATCCAAAGGGATAAGGTCTATATCGTCATGCAGGGCTGCCAACTCGTCGGGCAAATCCAAGGCCACTAGATTTCACCATCCAAGATCGTGCAATAAGCGTGAAACCGAAGCGCTTGCACTTCGCTGAAGCCCGCAGCCATCATTGCCGTGAACGATTCATACATCTCCATGAACATCAAGACCATTGGTAGAAAAGACGGTTCCTCGCCAAGGCCACCAGCGTTTTCGCCGGTTATGTCCTTGTCAAACTCATCTTCACCGTGATTTGGAAGTTCCATGTTTGGGGATGCTACAACATTTCCCGCTCCGTTTTGGTGGACTCCCCGTAAATGCACAAAACCCCCTTCATGGCCGTAGCCAATCAGGGGGTCAGTGCTGAAGTTTTGGAAGCGACTAAAAAGGCTCTTCGTTCCGTTGGTTGAAGTTGTCAACTACGGGGCGGTCGTTGCGACGGTTGCCCGACTCAACGTAGTCGTCGGTGCGCTCGGTCTTGGTGATCGAAGCCGTTGCCCAACGGACACTCGGGCCGATGTCATCAATGACAAGTTCCACTTTGGAACGCTTGGCTCCGGTGTCCTTGTCATCCCAACTGCGCTGCTGAAGGCGACCAGTTGCGATCACACGGGTTCCGGTGGTGAACGAGGCAGCGACGTTTTCTGCGACCTCATTGAACGCTACGCAGTCAAAGTAGGAAGTTTCCTTTTCCCACTCGCCGTTAGCGCCCTTTTTGTTTTTGTTCACGGCGACGCTGAAGTTAATCATGGCGGTTCCCCCGTTGGTAATACGGAGTTCCGGCTCACGAGTCAGGTTGCCGATGATGGTTGCTGTTGTGGACATGATGCCTTGCTTTCTGTTAGGTCAGTTGGTACTGAGTGTGGTGTTTCTATTCGCCTTGAAGCAAGTGGCGAACTGCGTTGATTGTAGCAAGGTTCTTAGCCACCTGTCTACCACGGTTGGCTGCTAATTGCCGTCGCACATCATTCTTTGGCATCTCGGTCAAGTCGCATAGCCACTCAACCGCCTCGTTCAGCATATTTAGCCGAAGTTTATCTAGGGAGATACCTGCCTTAAGCCCCTCTTCAAGGGCTATTCGGCTCATCTCTGCGGAGGTGATTGGCTCGGCTTCCATG